ACAGGCATTGCATCAACCGTTGTCTTGCTTTCTGAATTGTTGTTAAAACTAACAATAACCTTTTCGCCTTGCGTTCCTGTAAGTTGGTTAAGAACTTTGCTTTTAATTAGTCTTTGTTGTTCTTCGCTTGGTTGTCCGTTGTTAAAGTTGATCACAGATCGTGAACTAAAGCCGTTATTTACTTCGTTAATTAAGTATTCGCTTATTGATTCTTCCAAAGTGCAATAAGGTAAACAACCAATATAATCGGGTAGTGCATAATATTTTAAACCGACGGAATAGGGCTTACAAAAATAGATTTCAATCGGTTCTTTTGAACAACCAAAAGCTGGTATTCTTTGTGGTTTATAGTTTTTAGTGTCTGTCCAATCGTCACTATAATAGTAAGCTTCTACTTTGCCTTCTTCGTTGCACTTTTCGGCTCTTAAAAGTTGTACAGGTATGTGTTCAACTTGTGCGATCTTCTTTCTGTCTTTCGTGTATATGACTTGCATAGCACATTGCCCTAATAGCTTTAAGTCGCTTACAAGATGTCTTGTGCATTTCTTACTAAACAAAGCCATCATCGAAGCGTATTCGTTTGGCTTTCTTGAAGCGTCTGAAGCACTTAAGCCTTTTCCGTATACTAAACGATTCGTGTTGTTTACAATAGCGTTCTGTGTCGTGCTATTTGTGTAGCAGTCAATTAAGAATTGGTAGTAGTTATTGTCATCACCAAATTCCACCCAATCTTCACGTTTACTTTCCGTTATAGTTGGTTGCTCGTAGGCAGCTAATTCTAATATGTGTATGTCCTTACTCATAAATTATAAATTCGTTATTCGATGCTTGGCTTGTATATTGTCCGTTGTTAACTGAATAGGTTGCTACTGGTTGATCGGTGCAAAATACTCTGTCTTTATGAACTACCGTACTACCGTTTTTTAATTCAAGCTTATAGAAGTGTCCTTCTTTTAACGAAAACACGGCACTAATTGTATCGTAATAATCGCCATTTGTACTTGCTTGGATTGTTACGGCTACGGTTGTGTTTAGTTGTTCGTCTGTTAAATTTAAAGTGTCGTAGGTTTGGCTTCTTGGTATGAAACTAAACGTTTGTTGTACTCCACTTGTAGTTAAAATTATCATTATACTATAATAACTTTTTTTTCGATTTTTTGTTTTTATTTCGTGTTTCCATAGTAATAAAAAACGAATTATACAAACGCCCAAATATGCGTTTTCGTGCGTTCTAACAAACTTTCTGCTTTGCTCACTTACGCACATATTAAAAACGTGAGAAATGCCATTAAATTAAAAAGCCATAAATCTAAACAAAACTTTTGATTAGTATATAAACAAAAAAAGGCACTCCGAAAAGTGCCTCTTACATTATGAAAGGAAAAGAAAAACCTTATGCCGTTACGATTGTCGCATCTGCTCCACTACCATCTGCAAAAGCAGTTTTTAATGCTGCTTCCGTAGAAACATCAATAAAGTTTGCTGGTAGAACTTCACTTGCTACAAAAGTTAATTTGTAACCGTTAAAATCTCCAAGTGCTGCTCCAGAAGAAATTTCTCCAGCAGTTGTATCGCAGCCTTGTGCCAATCCCATTAAAAAGAATTGGTCAGTCATAGTGCGTACAATTACTCGTGGTCTACCGTAAGCAAGAAGTTTAATATTCTTGTGCATAGCTTGGTCTTGTTTCTTTAAAGAAATAGCCAATGTTTGCTCGAAGAATGTAGTACCGTTATCTCTCGAAGTTTGTACGGCAGTCGTAAACGAATTTTCGTTTGACTTTAGTTCGTACTTGTACAAAGAAATTTGTGCAGCTGGAACCCAAGTGTCAATTGTGTCCGTGTTTGTTACATCGTAAGTGATGTTGTCTGTGTCAAGATCATCGAAGTTTGCAAAGTAAATGGCTTTTAATCCACTAACCGAATCTTTGCATTCTTCAACTCTACCGTTTGTTATATCACAACTCATTTGTTTAAAGTTATTATGAATAAAAAAGGGTAGGCACTTTTACCCACCCTTCCTTAATTCTGGTTTATAATTATTATGCGTGGTAAAGAACTACATCAGAACCGATAGCATACTGAACACCAGCACTCATACGGAGAATGATTCTGCAATTTTGCGAACCGTCAATTTCTGCCATATCAATGTACTTGGCTTCAGCGTTAATGTCACTCAATAAACCACATCCGAAGAATAAGTTTGAAGTTTGAGCAGCCATTGCAGTATCGTCAGCCATTCCGTTAGCAACAACTACAGGAATACCATCAAAAGATAGGTTTTGACCAGCAAAGAAAGTTGTTCCTTTACCATCAACACCGTTAGCACCCAAACCACCTGTTGCGAAACCACCCAAAGCACGGATGTATGCTTTAGCGATATTTCTTGAAACATAAAGAGTCAAGTCAGAAGCACCATAAACAGTAGAAGGAATTGCATCTACAATAGATCCTAATTTATCGATTACGTTTGCAGCAGTTACGGCAGCGTGAGAAGCTACATCAACTACAGTTGCATCTGCCAAAGCCAATGGAACTAAACCATCGAATTGTCCACTTGTTCCAGAAGCACCTTCCCAAATCGAAGTTTCGATTGAAGCAGCAGCCATTCCAGCAACGTGAGCCAACATAAATGATTTAAAATCTGCTGGTAGGTCTTCGTAAGCAGAATATCCAGCTTGTGCAGCAATCCAATCTTGGTGATAGTCTTTCTTACACAATTGTACGTTTGATTGTACTTCTTTAAGAGTCAAAACTCTTTCTGCAACATCAACATCCATATTGTGGTCAAAGTCGCAAGTTGCGTTTACTAAAACGTTTCCTGTTGTACTGATTTTCTTCATTACTCTTTTGTAGTGAATGTTCGGGAGTACAGTAATTAACCCTTGTTCAATTGTCGGTGCGCTCAATAATGCTGCCGCTACGAATTGTCCTTCGAAAGAACCAGCATACGTGCTACCTGTTACGGTGTTAGCCATATTTCTATTATTTAATTATTAATTATTATTTGCGTTATTTATTTTCGATAGTACGGTGTCCATAATTGTACGTTTGCGATTAGGTGAAATTGTTTTGCCTATTTTCGCTTCTTTGTTTTCTGGATTGTGTACTATTGGTTTAGCTGCTGCTTCTACTTCTTTTTCTTCAGAAAGTTCAACAACTTCTTCTTTTACTTCTTCTTTAGTTTCTTCAACAACTTCTTCATTCGTGTTTTCGTTGTTTTCTACTTTTGAGAATTTTTCTAATTCAGATTTAAGTTCTTCGTTCTCTTTTTTCAAAGCTTCCATTTCAGAAAAGAAAGTTTCTTTCACGATTGATTCAACTGTTTTCTTAATTGGTTTAGCTTCTTCAACAGTCGCTTCAACTTCTTCTTCAACTACTTCTTCTTCTACAACTTCTTCTTCAGCCACTTCTTCTTTGATTTCTGCGATCAAACCTTCTTCAGCTACAACAAGCACCAAACCGTCTTCAAGTTTGTACTCGCCTACAGGTAGTGGAATTTTTTGCTCGTCTTCTGTTACAATTACAACTTGAAAACCAGCTTCAAATTCTTCTGCTTCAATAGTTGTTACACCGTCATCTAATTTGCGTGTGCCTAATTTAACTTCCATTCCAAGAAGTTCTCTTACTTTGTTTAGTATTGAATTATCTTTCATTTTTTATTTATTTATTTTATACTTTTTATTGCTCCAACAATATTCTGAATATTATCGTCAATTTGACTACCAATATCTAAAATGTCAAAATACTCTTTAGAAGCTGGACTATTTTTTACATCTAAACCTAATTCTTTTGCTGCCTTTTCGTATTTATTAAATAAACCATTAGCACGTTTTTCTAAATTAGCTGCAAACTTTTTGTTGTTTAACCAAAATTGTGATTTGTCTTTGATTTGTGAAACTGCTTTTTGTACGGCTGCATCGGACTTATTAGAATCGGATAAAAACTTTTGACTTTCTTTTTTTAATTTTTCAATATCGTCAATAATACCAAGTTCTACTCTTTCAGATTTTAACTCTGTCTTTTTTTCTTCTTTTGCTAAATATTGCCGAACGGCTCTATGTGTATTCATATTATAATAACTTTATATTAAATTGTTTGTTTCATTTTTGTTTTAAACCTTGCCTATGCCTTGTGCTCTAAGTGTGCCGTCACAACACTTTGAACTATATGTGTTGTCTTTACATAAGCAACCTCTTTTACCACCTTTAGGGCTTGATTTACCTTGTGTTTCTTTTGTTCGTTTTTTTCTCACTTTAGTAAATCTTTTAGTTGTTTAATTATTTCTTGGTTTTTATCGTCTTTCTGTAAGTCGTATTTATCTGCGAAATAGCCTTCAATACTAAAGCCTTTTATCTCGCCTTCTTTGGCTTTGTTGTATAGTTCATCATCGTCAATCTTCATACTGATCATCCAAGTACCTTCTGGTACGTTTAAGCCGTAGTGTGCGCTTTTATCTTTTTTCGTGTTTTCGCTTTCTC